GTGGTAATCTAAAAGATGCATTTGTATTTTTACCATACAAAGAACCTTCAGCTACATTATTGCAGTTGATGGGAATTGTAGTTACAGCAGGACAGAGATTCGCGTCCATTGCTGACATGCAGGTCGGGGACGGGAACCAAGGCGCAGCCGTTGGTACGACCGTAGCTCTTTTAGAACGTGGTTCAAGGGTAATGTCAGCAATCCATAAAAGAGTATATTCAGCTCTAAGACAAGAATTTAAATTACTAGCAAAAGTATTTGCTCAGTATCTACCACCAGAATATCCATATGATGTTGTAGGTGGACAAAGAAATATTAAAGTTACAGATTTTGATGAAAGAGTAGATATTTTACCAATTGCAGATCCAAATATCTTTTCAATGTCGCAAAGATTGACACTTGCTCAAACTGGTCTTCAGTTAGCAATGTCAAATCCACAAATGCATAATTTATACATGGCATTTAGAAAAATGTATGAAGCATTGGGTATAAAAGATATTGATAGAATTTTACCGCCCCCTCCACCAAATGCACCTAAAGATCCATCATTAGAACACATTGATGCATTAGCTGGTAAACCTTTTCAAGCATTTCCAGGACAGGACCATAGAGCACACGTTACAGCTCACTTAAACTTTATGTCAACAAACATGGTTAGAAATAATCCAATGGTTATGGCTGCTTTACAGAAAAATATTTTAGAACATATTTCTTTAATGGCTGCTGAACAAGTTCAATTAGAATTTAGAGAATTAATACAACAAATGCAATTGCTTTCACAACAGGCAGCACAGAATCCACAGGCTCAACAACAATTACAACAAATGCAACAAACTGTTGAAGCAAGAAAAGCTGTATTGATTGCAGAAATGACTGAAGACTTCATGAAGGAAGAGAAAAAGATTACATCTCAGTTTGATCATGATCCATTGTTAAAACTTAAGTCTAGAGAAGTAGATTTAAGAGCTATGGAGAATGAACGTAAGCAACAAGAGATGAAGAAAAAAGTTGAAATTGATCAAGCTAAATTAGTTCAAGCTAGAGATATTACAGATGATAAGCTTAAACAAGACGAAGAATTAGCTGAACTAAGAGCTGATACATCTATTGAAAAGCAAGAAATGGCAAATGAAAATAGATTGACACTTGCAAAAATGAAACCTAAGGGAGGAAATAGTGCCTCTAACCGATAAAGGTAAAAAAATTAAAAAAGCAATGAAAAAACAGTATGGTAAGAAAAAAGGAGAAAAAATTTTCTATGCATCTGCCAATAAAGGCACTATAACAAACATAGATAAAAAAAGGAGTACATAATGGCTTGGAATTATAAAACAGGCGGTAAACCATTTAAATTTGATGACTCTAAGGTTGTTACTGACCCTAGATCAAAAACTAGTTTTAGAGGAAAATCTCCTCTATCAGTTGGAAGTAGACAGAAATTTAAAAAAGGTAAAGCTGCTACTGGATATAATAAAAAAGATGTAACTTGGTTCTAGTATGTGGTTTTCAGCAATTAAAATGGCTATGAGCGCTGGTAGTCATATTTATAAAAAACGTCAAGAAACAAAAATGCGTATGGCAGATGCTCAATATCTCCATGCAGAAAAAATGGCCCGGGGCGAGGAAGCTTACCAGGGCAAACTTTTAGAAGCCCGTCAAAACGACTACAAGGACGAGGTGGTTTTAGCGATTCTCACACTGCCCATTTTGGTGCTCGCATATGGGGTCTGGTCAGATGATCCGGCGGCTATGGAAAAGATAAAAGTGTTCTTCGAGCATTTCCAGGCATTGCCATCATGGTTCACTAATTTATGGATCCTTGTATGTGCCAGCATTTTTGGTATAAAGGGTACACAAATTTTTAGAAATGGAGGAAAAAAATGAGTTCATGGGTAAAAGCAGGTAGAGCAGCATGGGGAGCTATTACAGGAGTTAAACCTGGTACAAAATTTAAAGGTCAAAGTACAGTAGAATCTATTATAAAAAAAGGTAAAGAATTCAAAAGTAAACTGGCAGACGAAGCAAAGAAAGCAAAAGAAGCAGAATGGAAAAAGAAACCCTGGAAAAAAATGGGGATTTCTAAAAAAGAATACGACGATATACCTTTTTAATTATGGTAAACCCAAGATATAAACCCTTCAATGGTAATTCAAGAAAACCAGCTGTAAAACAGCCAGAAAAGATATTAAGCGAAACAAAAAAAGATTTTGTATATCCTCCAAAGGAAGAATACATTGGATCACACATTAAAAGTGATTTAGCAGGGGAACCTGTTTCAAATAAGAGTTACGAGAAATATTATAAAGATTTAATATGAATTTAGAAAACGTAATTTATAAATTACGTAGAGCTTTAGATACTAGAATTAATCAATTATCAATCTCTATAACGTCTGGTGGGGTTGACAATATGGAAACATATAAGTATATTATCGGACAAATTAACGCCTACGAGGCAGTTAAACAGGAACTCTCTAACCTGCTTAATGATAAGGAGCAAGATGAAGGAAATGTCGTCGACATCAACAGCAAAAATTCACCTACCAAATAAGGATTTAGTAGGTTTAAAAAGATCAGAAGAGCAAAAAGAAGTTACCAAAGAAAAAGCAAAATTACCAGAACCTACGGGTTGGAGACTTATAGTCTTGCCATTTAAAATGGATGAAAGAACTAAAGGTGGAATCATTATGAATGAATCTACTTTAGAAAAGCAACAAGTTGCATCACAGTGTGGAAACGTACTAGCTATGGGACCACAATGTTATAAGGATAAAGAGAGATATCCAGAAGGACCGTGGTGCAAGGTTGGTGATTGGGTGATCTTTGCGCGTTATGCAGGATCACGTATACAAATTGAAGGTGGAGAAATCAGGTTGTTAAATGAAGATGAAATTTTAGCAACCATCAAGAATCCAGAGGATATCTTGCATAAATACTAACATAGAAAAGGAGAACTATGCCAGAAGCAAATAAAATAACTAAAGAAGATCCAAAGGTGGATATAGATACTTCAGGACCTGAAGTAGATGTAGTTGTACCAGAGGAAAAAGCGGAAGAAGTAGTAGAAACCAAGGAACAAGAAACAGTAAAAGAAGTAGAAAAAGAAGAAACAGTAAAAGAAATAAAGACGGAACAAAAAGAAGATGATTCTAAACTAGAGGAATACAGTAAAGGCGTTCAAGCACGTATATCTAAACTTACTCGTAAGATGAGAGAAGCAGAACGTAGAGAAGCAGCTGCTACTGAATATGCTCAATCTTTAGAATATCAAAGAAGAAATGATCAGAGAACATTTAAAAAAATGGATACTGATTATTGGTCTAGATTTGAAAAGAATGTAAAAACAGGAATGGAATCTGCTCAAAAAGAATTAGCAGCAGCCATTGAATCTGGAAATGCAGAAGCTCAAGTCGAAGCTAATAAAAGAATTGCTTCACTAGCATTTGAAAATGCTAAATTGGAGCAAAAAAAGTCGGAACCTGTTGAAGAGGAGAGTCTTGTTCAACAACTTTCAGACGGTGGAAGATTACCACAGCAAACACCTCAGACACTCCCTGATCCCGATCCTAAAGCGGAAGAATGGGCTAGTAGAAACTCATGGTTTGGTAAAGACAGAGCCATGACATTTACTGCCTTTGAAATCCATAAGGATTTGGTGAATGAAGGGTTTGATCCTAAATCAGATGATTATTATAATGAAGTTGATAAAAGAATAAGAGTTGACTTCTCCCATAGATTTGATAAAGGTGGAGTTGTAGAGCATACGTCCAAGCCCGTACAGTCGGTCGCTTCAGCTCAGAGAAGCGTAAAACCAGGACGCAAAACTGTGAGACTCACACCCTCTCAGGTCGCTATCGCGAAAAAATTAGGTGTGCCACTCGAAGAATACGCAAAACAAATAAAACTCACGGAAGGAGCGTAACATGAAAAAAGAAGACAAAACTTCACGTGCGAGTCAAACACGGTCAGAAACTGAAAGACCAAAAGTGTGGACTCCTCCATCTTCTCTAGATGCACCCCCTGCACCTGATGGATTCAGGCACAGATGGATACGGTCAGAGAGTTTAGGGTTTCAAGACACTAAAAATATCTCTGGAAGAATGAGATCTGGTTATGAGTTAGTGAGAGCTGACGAATATAAAGATTCAAGCTATCCCGTTGTCCAAGATGGTAAGTACAAAGGGGTTATCGGGGTTGGTGGCCTATTGCTCGCTAGGGTACCTGAAGAGATCGCGCAGTCTCGTGCTGATTATTTTGCTGCACAAGCAAAAGGTCAAGACGAAGCAGTTGAAAACGATTTAATGAGGGAAGAGCATAAGAGTATGCCTATCGATGTCGACAGGCAATCTCGTGTAACCTTCGGTGGTACAAAGAAAAGCTAATTTTCTCGGGATAACAACCAATTCCCTATCATCGATTTAAATTAACCCGTCCCTTCGGGGACACAAGGAGACAACTATGGCTAATAAAAATGAAGCGGGTTTCGGTCTTATTTCAGCGGGTACGTTAGGTAATACACCTTCTACTCAAGGATTATCCGAATACTTCATAGATGCTGGCGATACTGCAGATAAATTCAATGGAATGGCGGTTCAAGTAACTGCTGGATATATTGTTACTGCGGAAGATGCTGCCACTGCTGAGTCTGTAGGTGTTTTACAGGGTATATTTTACAACGCTGCAACTACGTTGAAGCCTACGTTTGCAAGTTGGTATGATGCAACAATCACACCAGCAAACAGCGAAGACACTAAAGCGTTTGTAAATGACTATCCTTTCCAATTGTATAATATTGCCTCTGATGCTGCAGTAGCTTCTACTGTAGTAGGTGCGCATGCTTTATACCTTGACACATTTGATGTGAACACAGGTGGAAGCACTACAACTGGAAGATCAAACACTACACTCGACATTGGTGACACTCACGCAACTAACGATACATGGAGATTGATTAGAAGCGCAGAAGACCCAGAAAACAATGATCTGACAGCAGCTTATTGTACCGTTGTTGTATGCCAAAACTTAAACCAGTACATTGATAGTTCTGGAAGTTAATAACTGAATAGGAATAAATTATGGCTATATCAAGAACACAGCTAGTTAAAGAACTAGAGCCAGGTTTGAATGCACTATTCGGCCTGGAATACAAACGTTACGAGAATCAGCATGCTGAGATCTATGTAACTGAATCAAGTGACAGAGCTTTCGAAGAGGAAGTAATGT